AAAAATTTTTGCAGGGAGGAAATCGTTATGAAGCGTTCGAAGTTTTCGTTGTCGAATTATAAACTTTTTTCTTGCAATCAGGGTAAGTTGGTTCCCTGTGGGCTGACGGAAGTTTTACCGGGAGATACGGTTCAACAGGCTACGTCAGCTCTTGTTCGGGTGTCTCCGCTATTGGCTCCGGTGATGCATCCGGTGGAAGTGAAGATTCATCATTGGTTTGTTCCTCATCGTTTGGTTTGGGCTGACTGGGAAAAGTTTATTACGGGTGGACCGGATGGAATGGACGCTTCGGTGTTTCCGACGATGAATATTTCGGAGGCGGACGCGGGTTCTGGAAGTTTGGCGGATTATCTCGGTATTCCGAGGTTGCCGAATGCGTCGTCGATTTTGGTGTCGGCTTTGCCCTTTAGGGCATATGCACTTTTGTGGAATGAGTGGTATCGGGATCAGGACCTTCAGTCGAAGTTGGTAGTTTCGACGGCAAGTGATGCCGATACGACGTCGTCGAGAGTTCTTCAGGAAGTTTGTTGGGAAAAGGATTATTTTACTACCTGCCGTCCGTGGACTCAGAAGGGTCCGGAGGTTACGTTACCGCTTTCGGGTACGGCTCCTGTTCGTGGTATTGGAACGTCGGATGATTCGTTCCCGACTTCGAATGTCGGTGTGAAGGACACCGCTGAAGGTGTTACAACGTACGCTTCGGCTCGGGATGCGGCCGGTCCGTCGAAGGTTTTCATTGAGGAGGACCCGAATAGGGCTTCTTATCCGGGAGTTTTTGCGGATTTGTCGCAGGTTGGAGCTCCAAATATTAACGAACTTCGTGAGGCCTTTGCAATTCAGCGTTACGAGGAAGCGAGGGCGCGTTATGGAAGCAGATACACGGAGTATTTGCGTTATTTGGGAGTGCGATCATCTGACGCTCGTTTGCAGAGACCGGAGTACCTTGGTGGCGGTAAGCAGACGATTCAATTTTCGGAAGTGTTGCAGACGGGTGTCACGACTGACGGTGATGATACCGAGGGAGTTGGAAACCTTAAAGGTCATGGCATTGGCGCGTTACGCTCTAATCGTTACCGAAGGTTCTTCGAGGAGCATGGCTATATCATTTCGGTTCTCTCGGTGAAACCGCGGACGATGTATGCTCAGTCGGTGGCGAGGCATTTTGGGTATCGGACCAAGGAGGATTTTTTTCAGAAGGAGCTACAGCATATTGGTCAGCAGGAAGTTTTTAATCGTGAGGTGTATGGAGATTCTTCGACTCCTGGAGGTGTTTTCGGTTATCAGGATCGGTACGATCATTATCGTCGTCAGGAGAGTACGGTAGCTGGCGAGTTTCGTGATACGTTGGATTTTTGGCATATGGCGCGTGTTTTTACGAGTCAGCCGGTGTTGAATGCGGCCTTTGTGAAGTCGAATCCGACTGATCGTATTTATGCGTCGACGGCGACGCATCAGCTTTGGATTATGGCGAATCATTCGATTCAGGCTCGTCGTATTGTGGCGGCGTCTGGATCGTCGCATATTTTTTAGGAGGTAGTCATGTTGGACGATCGTGGACGAGAGGTTGTTGATCCTACTCCGGTAGAGATTCCTATAGGTTTTCGTATTCCTCCGACGTTGGAGGATAGAATTCGTATGCTTGTTCGCGGTGAGGAGTTAAGGCTTGCGGCGGAGCGTCGTGGTTTTGAGACGTTCCGGGAGAGTGAGGATTTTGACATTCAGGAGGATCCTGTGGATCCGCATACGCCGTATGAGGCGGTTTTTGATCCTCTTCCTCCGCTTAGGGACAAAGTGGAGGTTAAGGAGCCGGTGAAGGAAGGGTCACCGGCTCCTGTTTTGAAGGAACCGGCTAAAGAGTCGGCTAAAGAGCCGGTAAAGCAGTAACCTACTTGATGGTTACTGTGCTAGGTGACACCGGAGGTGGAACTTGTATGGATTCTTTCCGCTCGCTTATTCAGTTAATCGTTCTTTTTTCTTGCCGTTCGGGCGCGGTGCCGTTGTCAGCGCTAACCGGAGGTTGCCCCGAAGGTCGGTTGCGAGTGTTCAGAATCCTGTCTTTCCTCGGAGATGGGTTGTTCTACGTGATGTTGAGGATCGTAGAACCTTCCATCCCGAGGGTTTTGCGAGGCCGGCGCGGAGTTTTGATTTGCCGAGGCATCGGCTTCGTGTGGTCGGCGGAGCGCTTAGGCCGTCGAGTTCATACGCGGCGGTTTCGCCGCGAATTGGTTTCGTTAATCCCTCTGCGGTATTGGTGTGCGTGCGAAGGAAGGCTCGTAGAGAGGTTTTGCATGCGTTGCACGTCGCAGGGAGGTCAGGACTTAAAGGACCGAGAAGGAGCTGGTACAGCTCGGTCTCTTGTGAGTGATGTATGAAGTGGGGAGATTGGAATCCAGCGATAGCGGCGGGAGCTTCGATCCTGGGAGATTATTTGGGATCGAAGGAAGACGCGAAGGTAGCGGCTGAAAATCGTCGTTCAGCGGAGGCTATGAATGCTGCGAATGTGGAGTTACAGAGGGAGTTTGCTCAGCATGGGATTCGATGGCGCGTTGAGGACGCGAAGGCGGCTGGCATTCATCCTCTTTATGCGATTGGTGCTCAGGGAGCTTCGTTTTCTCCGTCTTCGGTGGTTGCGGAGGTTTCGAGTTCGAGAGGGGATTTTTTGAGGCGTTCTGGTCAAAATATTTCGAGGGCGGTAGAGATGCAGATGTCTCAGGAGGAACGTGGTTTTAATCATATGCGGAACGCTCTTGAGCTTGAGAGGTTGGGTTTGGAGAACAATCTTTTAAGGGTACAGATTTCGAACGTGGGAAGGGCCTCAGGGCCCGGTTTCCCGAACTTTTCAGGAATTTCGATGACAGGACAGGGTGACTCAGGGGTTAGAGCTTCTGGTGGTCCTGTGGAGCTTTTACCGTTGGGTAGGACGTATTCTCCGAAGGGTCAGCCTTCGAAGGCTTATGGGTCGGTGACGGATTGGACGTTTTCGAGGACGCCGACGGGGATGACGGTGGTGCCGTCGCCTGATATTCAGGGATCGTTGGCGAATAACATGCTTGAGATGTTGAAATGGGAGATTTCTCATGCGGCTCGTCAGACGGTGGATCCTCGTTCTTATCAGCCGTCGTTAAAGGAGTTTCCGTTACCGAAGGGTCAGTATTGGAAGTGGCATGCGTTTGCTAGGGAGTGGCGTCCGGCGAATGCCGAGGTTGTTGATCCTCGGTCGGTTGGTCGTTACAGGAGGTAATTATGGCGTTTAGGCGTCGTGGGTTTCGTGGGAAAAGGAATTTTCGTCGTGGCGCGGTCCGCCGCCGCGGCCGGGGACGTAGCCGCGGTCGGCGGTCGCGCTTCGGGCTTTTGAGAATTGGGCACAGGATGTAATGTTGTGCCGAAAGCCGTACATGCTAGGAATTGTCCCTTGTGGTTGTGGGCAATGTCTGCCGTGTCGTATCAACCGGAAGAGGTTGTGGACTTCTCGGATGGTGCTGGAGTCTGTAAAGCATGCGGCGAGTTCGTTTGTGACGCTGACATACGCGCCGAAGTTCGTACCATTTGGCGGAACGCTTGTTCCGAGTGATCCTCAGTTATGGCTTAAGAGGTTTCGGAAAGTGGTGTCGCCGGTTAGGATCAGGTATTTCCTTGTTGGCGAGTATGGAGATGTCACCTTTAGGCCGCACTATCATCTTGCTCTTTTTGGCGTTGGCTGTGGCGACGTATTTGGGAATCGTGTTTTATCTGACGTTGTCCGCGATACTTGGGGCCTTGGACATACTATGGTCGGTGATCTTACGCGGCAATCTGCTGGATATGTGGCAGGTTACGTAACGAAGAAGATGACGGCGAAAGATGATTCGAGACTTGGCGATCGATATCCTGAGTTTGCTCGTATGTCTTTGCGTCCTGGTATTGGTGCTGGCGCTATGGTGGACGTCGCCGCTGTCATTCAAGGCAGTGACAGCGCTCTTGATGATGTTGTGGCTGTGGGAGATGTACCGCGGGTTCTTCATGAAGGGCGAAAATCGTTACCGTTAGGGAGGTATTTGCGTGGCAAGGTCCGTGAGCAGTTGGGATTTGGAAGCACGAAAGTACCTTTGGGAGCGCTTGAAGCGTTCGGGTCGGAAATGCGATTTGTGCTACAAGCTGAGGCAGAGAAACCGGAGAACGCGCAGAAAACTATCGGGAAAATAGTTGTTGACATGAATGCGCAGAAATGCGCAAATTTAGAAGCGAAAGCAAAAATTTTTGCAGGGAGGAAATCGTTATGAAGCGTTCGAAGTTTTCGTTGTCGAATTATAAACTTTTTTCTTGCAATCAGGGTAAGTTGGTTCCCTGTGGGCTGACGGAAGTTTTACCGG